ACACCAAAAATTATATGTTGCAATTCTTAACCCTATAGTTTCAACCGCGGCTTTTGCGTCTTTCAAAATATCCACACTCGGACGGCTCAGGCCGGACCATTCCGCATTCGTCCAGGCATTAACGATTTTCCTTTCGCCTGCTCTTTTTGCGTCAATTATTTTATCGGTCTTAATATCGCCATTCAAGACACTTGCAAATAATTGTTCATTATAGATAGGCTGGCAAAAGTCGGATCCAAACTTCCAGAAAATATACTGCAAATAGACGTTAAACTCATTATTAGCCTGCCGGGACGCTGAAAAGTTACTTTGAAATAATAATCGTAATATTTCAGGCGGTAATTCAAGGCACCACGCAAAGGCGTTGATTATAGTGTCTTCAAATACCTTATAGCCTGTATTTGGGCGCTGCGTATTGAATGAAACCGGCTCTTCACCAACTGTTAATTCGTCGATGACTTGACCCGGTAGATTATTAGAAATATTGAAAGATCGTTTTTCACCTGTCGAGCTGTCGGTCACCGTTGCGCTATCTCTCCGAGTTGCCCCGGCGCCCATAGGTCTTGATCCTGCTCCCGGTACCGTCTTTTTGATGAAAAGAGGGATCATTGCGTTGATTGTCGCTGCTCGCTGCTCACTATCCCGATAACGGTCAAGCTCTTTCAGCATATATAAGACGGCGCTTAAAATTGGCTCACCTCTATTTTCGTCGATTAGTTTATCAGTTCCTAAAATTAACCATGCAATTTTTTTTCCCGACTTTTCCCCGAATGCGGGTACTCTTTTCGACTCAATTATCGGGGTGGAAAAATCTCCGATCCCCTGCTCAGTAATATTTTGCACCCAATAAGCGACAATTCTATCACGTGAATTATATTCAATCCCATTTTTAATATAATTTCCCTGTCTGACTTTCACGTCAAGAGAAGCCTGCACATTGGCTCCGTCGATCAATTGAATCATCGGGATCCCTGTTTTTATGTTCGCTCTTAATATTACCAGGCAATCACCGGAAATTAACGCCGTTTGCCGCGCCTCTCTCTGTAATGCGCCGAATGTTTTCTCTTGATAATAATCACATTGGATCCGATCTTTCGCCCAAAGATTAAAATTAAGCTCCGAACCTTCAGCCCACTTAATGGCATCATCTTCCGACAGGCCGACTAATTCGCTGATCGGGTTCGCTTCGAGATTTAATCCAGTGTGGATTTCGTTTGCCAATAAACGGCGGATCGCGCCTTTTGCGTATGAGTTTTCCTTGAATAGCTGAACACTGCGACGTCGTAAAGTCCAATAATCGACGAATGTAAAATCTTTCGTTGCCCCAAAAGAACCAGGGAACTTTTCCCCGTCGAATATCGCATTATAAAGATCTTCCACATAATATTCTGATTTATTTTGTTTAAAATCGATTTGATTTGCTACCATGCGGGCCTCACTTGCTTAACATTTTGACCATCGGTATTGCATGGGTGGATCTCGAGATCTGCTATTTGACCGATTAAGGCCTTGCGCTGAGCGTAAAGGGTTGTTAAGTCAAGCCGTGTTACTCTTTGGCTACTTTGGCCCGTGTCGAGTTGGTACGAACTGTGGCCGGAAGATATTACCTCTTGAATAGCCTTGTTGAGTTCATACAATAAGATTCTTGAGTTGATCAATTCATCTTGCCAATATTGACAGGATGTTTGATCCGCTGCTGGGCTTGTATCGTCTATTACTGGCATTATTTCCCCTCAAAAATATATTTAAGCATTTTATTTTAATTTTTTCAAGTCTTTTTTAGTTATTCATAATTTTTTGATTTTAATATCCTGTAATCATAAGCCATAATACCAATGCAAAAAAGCCTTGCATTATTACGATGATTGTCCAGTTAATTTTAATTTTGAATATCTCACTTAATATCCATGTAATTAAAATGCCGGCTAAATAAAATGACTCAAATAATAATGTATAAGCTAAGTATTTGCTAATCATAATTTTACTCCTTATTTATAAAAAATCCCCGTCTTTGCATATTCCCAAAATTTATTCCAATCCAAATATTTCAGCGCCAACTCAACCCGACAAATATAATCGGCTATCAATTCAATGCAGGCCAAAGAATACACAAAAGTGTCAAAGGCGTGATTGTCGGCGCCGCTTTTAACAACCCATCGGGACCGCTTATATTTATTTGTTACTTTATCATATTCGTCAATCCGGTTTTCGGCCTCGAATTGACGGAAATAATCATCCCTCATATCTTCCGGAAAGTTCGCGAACCATTCCGGCTGAATAATCCCCGTGTCCCACTGCTTATTCAAAATCTTAGCAATTCTATCTTTTAATTTTGTCGTGTTGACGTGATAGGCCATCGGCAGCCCGGCGCTTTCCAGCGTCCCCTTTGCAAACTCTTTGTAAGTTAAGCCGCCTGTTATTGACTCATTACCCTTAATGGCATAGACACCAAAAGAAAACGGCTTGCAATATTCATACACATAAGTAGCATATTTCCCGCTATCTATTACGGTATTAATTATTTTATAATTCCGTCCGTTCTCATCTAGCCAGACCCGATCCTCAATAATTCGATCCAGCTCAGACCATACCGGCGAATGATGATCCTCAACCGGGCCATCGATAGAAAAAAAATCTATTGTGTAACTTCGCCCTCCCTGACACCACCCTTTGACATCGACGAAAAGATTATTTTTTTGACAGTCTACCGCCGCGGTCAAAATCAATATTTCGGACCCTGAATCTTTTTTGAATTGATAATTATTTATTGTGTTTTTTGAATAGTGATAACTACGATTTGCCTTTACTTTTTCCATTCGGATTTGTTCTCCTCGATCCTGAAATGGTAATCCTTGCATAAGATTTCTAAACTCTCTATACTTTTCTAAATCCTTCGGTCTGTCTTTTTCCAAGTCCCAACAACTCGCCCATTTTTGAACGGTGTTTTCCCAACTCCACATGCCAGGGGGAGAATATAAAGCCGATATTTGATAAGATACCAGGCCCGGTTCTTTTGATTTCGCTGTTGCCACCCATTCACCTTGATTTAATATTATAGATTTATCATAATTTTTCATAACGCCTTCACAGTGCCGGCACTTATAACCAACGCTATCATAAACCGGCTCACCATCTTCTATATCAAAAATAATTCCGTAGCGCTTCCCGTTGTCGTCTACTCCATGCCACACAAGCTCTTGTTTTTCGCCGCAAAACTTACAGGGTACCATAAACTTTTTTTGATCCCCTCTAAGATATAACGCCCATATTTTCGAGGTCTGTTTTACAAGGGGCGTACTAATATATAATATTTTTCTCTTTTCAGCATAGGCATTAGATCGATTTTCGGCCAGGGATACGGGATCCCCTTCTTTTCCTAATTTGTCGGGCATCCCATCCAGCTCATCAAAAAGAATAACAGGAAAACTCATCGATCTTAATTTGCCGGGATTTTGCGCACCGATAGCGTACAGAAACCCGCCCGGGTACTCTTTATTATAAGTTGTATCGCCCGATCTTTTTTTGGCGTTTGTTTGAGAGAAAATCTTCTGTCTCAGATTGCAGCTGTCAAGCATTCTTTCAATTTTGACTTCCATTCCTATCTTCGCAAGCTCTTTATCTGCCGTAATATATAATTGTGGTTTTGGATCACTGCCGATATTATAGGCGACACAATTTTCTAAGACGCCAGTAGTGGCGCCGATCTGAACGCCTTTAACAATAACTATTTTTTTAACTTCAGATAATGGGCTCATATCATTAAGCGGGTCCCGCCAGTATGGCGTTTTAGAAAACTTATAATACCCAGGAATTGAAGTTAATTCACGATCCAAATATCGATTTTTTTCGATATATTCTGAAGGGATTTCAAACTCTTTGCAGTCGGTTATTTTTTTGAATTGGGTCATTAAAAACTTTACGTCATCTACATTTATCATTGCAACTCTTCAGCGTCATTTTTTCGGTGTTTACTTACAAGGCCGTCGAGTTCTCTATTAATATTGTTTTTCGTCTCTTGAATAATGATCCCTAGTGATTTTTTCATGTTATCAATTATTGTTATTCTGGTTTTTTTACCATCGGCCATTGCCAGGGCTATCACATTATCAACCTCACTTTCTGGATAATCAAAAAGCTGCTGACTGAGCGTTTCAAGATATGAGAAGAGCCGGGCTATTACAAAATCTTTATCGATTAGCTCGATCCGGCGCTCGGCCATTTTTAATTCTTTTTCGGATGCCGTCATCAATTTATTCAAAATGTCGGCCCAGTTCTTAAGCTGCATTGCGCCACCATATTTGAGGACTAGAGTTTTCATTGATATTTTCATCATTTTAGCAGGAAGACCGGTCATATCTTCAAATTTTTCGTTGGCATTCATTGCCTTTTCCACAGGACCAGGGAGAGGATTATTTTTTTCAATTACCGGCTCGACCTTTTTGCTGACATCAACAAAATGGTCTTTTTCAATTATTATCGTTTTTTTGGGGCCATTAGATTTGACAGCCTTTTTTTTTACTATCACTTTTTTTTTCGGTGGTCTAACTTGCACCTGCTTTGATTTAGCGGGCTTAAGTGCTTTCTTTTTTACATTAATCCCGACCCACTTTTTTGCTGCTGCGTGGGTTATTCCGTGAGTAAGAAAATATTGAATATTTTTCTTGTCATTTATGTCGTATTTCCCGCAAAGGCTTTTTTCCAAAACTCCTTTGCTGGCTGCTATAAAAACGGCCTGTCTTGTAAGGCTTAACATTTCAGCAACCTTACTTCCTGTGATTTCCATTATTACCCTTTAAGTTGACAAAAATATATTTTATTGATTTAACATTTTTAAACTATCACATTTTAATATATTTTTGTCGATTTTGTCAAGCCGAATAAAAATTTCCACACTATGCGATACCTGCACCTAAAATAGTATAA